ATGCCTCGGTAGCTCAGTTGGTAGAGCAACGGACTGAAAATCCGTGTGTCGACAGTTCGATTCTGTCCTGAGGCACCATTTGTATTCCATGCGGTTGTGGTGGAATGGCAGACACGCCATCTTGAGGGGGTGGTGAGCTAACGCTCGTGCGGGTTCAAGTCCCGCCAACCGCACCAAGCTAATAAAATAAGGGTTTACAGGTAATTCTGTAAGCCCTTATTTTTGTTTGACATCATAAAGTCTTATGGGGTTTGACATCATTTCGACATCAGAATCAGAATATTTTAGAGATGCGTTCTACGATGTCATCTTCCATTTTAGGAGTAACGTGAGAGTAGGTATCCATTGTTTCTTGAAATGAAGCATGCCCTAGACGTTCTTGTATGGCTTTCATATTTGCCCCATTTTCAATGAGAAGAGTGGCGTGAGTATGTCTCGTGCCGTGCATGGTAAAAGATGGCTTACCGATTAAATTGGCATATTTCTTACATAACTTACTAACTTCATCAGGGCAGCGAGGGGCACCTTTGACACCAGGGAATACTAGATTGTTATTAATCCAATTCATTGTCTTGATTCTGCGCTTATCGATGACTGTTTTATGCTTCATAAGTTCTTGGAGCGTATCTGTATCAATAGCTATCATTCGTTTGGATGACGTAGTCTTAGTTGTATTTGATATAACTGCAGTGGAACCGATCTTGAGTGCTGTTTGTGAAATGGATATGGTCGATTTCTTAAAGTCGATATCAGACCATCTTAGGCCTAACAACTCCGAGCGCCGCATACCAGTTGCAAATGCTAATTTAAATAATGCATGATGTTCGGAGTTAGATATATTAGATAAAAAGTTCTTAACTTCATCTGCAGACAGCGTTACCATATGGCGGACTTTAACCTGCTTTGGCCGATCTATGTTTTTCATGTAATTTTTAGGGATAATATCATCTTTTACTGCCTGTTCTAATATTGAGCCTAGAATTGTCATTGTGTAGGAGATAGTTCTTGATGATAATCCTTCCATCGATTCAAAGACGTAGCGTAATGTATTGGGTTTAATCTCAGCTAGTTTTATATTGCCAATTTTATTTCTAATATAACGATTAATAATCCCTGTATAGCTTTGATAGGTGGCAGGTGTTATGCTCTTCTCTTTTAATTGTAGCCATATATTAATCCATGTGTTCAATGAGATAGTATCGTCGAAATTGGCGCACGATTGGTTAGCGTTTATATATTTCTCCATAGCTTCCGTAGCAGCTTTCTTTGTGCTGCCATAAAAGTATTTACGTTTACCGTTTATCATCTTCGATACCTGGTAGCGGCCGTCAGATCGTTTTTTAGCCATAAAAATAACCTCCTAGGCGTAAAATAGGTATAGTAAAATAAGCCTTAGAGGTATTTTATGGTATAATGATATTGGAGTAAAAATGAAGTACCTCTAAGGTATGCAATTTTTAGTAGCCCTCACTGTGGTGAGGGCTTATTTTTATTTCCTTTTAGACCGACGCTTATTTCTTTTTTCTTTTTTTGCTATTACATGTCGTGGTAACGGGGAAGGATTTTTCCATTCGGGTAGAACTTCCCAATCATCGGGGAAACCCATTAACTTAGGATTAATGTATTTACTATGAATAATTAAATCCTTTATAAAATATATAAAAGGATAATCAGGGTCTATTGTTTTTAGTATTTCAGCCATAGCAATTATCGTATTATAAATCTTACTATCTAATTCATTGCTGTTAGAACTTGATTTTATAAGCCTTGAATCAATATCTTTTATTGGGACAAACACGAATGGGGTTCTTTTATTCCAAAGCCTGCCATTATGCGCACAAACATTTCTTACCCATCTTAAATTATTTAATACGGATTGCATTGGCATATAATCAAATGGAAAATTAGCAAATATAGCCTTTTTATCAGGTCTTTTTTTTATCCCTTTCACCCAATTTAATAATTCTCCTAATGTTAATAGTAAGGAAGATACCCAGATAGGTGGTGTATTAATAGTAGGGTATTTCGTTTTATAATGGAGAGCGAATGGTTCTTTACTTTTTTGATATGACTGTACAAGCAAATCAAAAGCTGTTTTCACACCTTGAACTTCTGATCTTTCACAGACGTCTTTTTTGAATATAGAAGAATCTTCGTGCGGATGAGAAGTATTATAATACGTTGCTAAATACTGTGCCCATGAAGCTTTTACAGCAACTTCTATTTTTTCTATACCAGTTGAAATCAATCGTCTAAATTTTTGGTCAAAAATATAGGTATGCTTCACTTGGTCCCATGATATACCTTCTTTAAATTTATGATTTCTAGGAGAACATGATGGGTATCGTTCTTCGTACATCCACCAATATCCACTCAACCGATAATATCCGACAGTACTTAACCATTGTTGGATGTCTAATTCATCATGAATAATCATGCCTCTAGATTTTAATTGTTCAATTTGTTGCTTAATAGTTGTAGGCTGCTTTATATTAGTAGGCATAAAATAATATCTTTCTTAGGTATAAAAAAAGACCCATCCTGGTGCGCAGTTGTTGAATAATCAACCCTAAGCGTGATGGGTACTGTTATAATTATATTATCACGCATATTTGCAATTTTCAAATTACATAAACGCAATTCCGCATTCTAAAAATTCATAGTTGATTAAAACAATAGTAAATTTGTTTTACATTCCAAAGTTCTAATTTATATATTTCCCATTATAGTACTGATACATAATGGTGGTAGAAATCTATATTCTCCAATTCAGCATCATCGATACTCGTTCGACGGACCATTTGCTCTACTAGATTGACGTGTTGGTCTAAATAGAAGTCATCGTTAATAATGTGCATCAATTCGTGCTTAATTTCCTCCCTCATACGATCGTGAGGGAGGTTTTTATTTATATAGATATTATGAGTATCTACATCTTCACATTCCTCTGACACAGCATTGGCATGTGGTAAGTCGCAGTAAATCAAATTTACAACCAATATAACACTCTCCCTTGTGTATTATTTTGAAAGCTTCTTTTGGCCTTCTTTTTTTATTTGTTGGATACTTTTAGTCGGTGTTTCTAAGTCTTCTGGCATAGTGCCGCCTAATTCTTTGATGGTTTGACGTACTTTGGCACCCACGTCATGGTGAACTTTATTAGCTTGCGCTTTTCCTTTTACTCCTTCACGGCGTAATTTTTCATCAGTTTGTGTAGCACGGAATAGATTAGCAGCAAGTTCAGTACTGCCCATATGGTCTAAGATTTTCTGTGATTTTTTAAGACCTTTTCTGGCATGAATTTGTTTTACTCCCAAACCACCATATAAACCTTTGTATCCTTCGTTTTGAAAAATAGCATAATCCTTGGGTTCTTTAATGCCTGCTTGGTTAGCCGCTTCAGCTAAAGAAATATTATGCTCTTTAATATCTTGTCGTATTTGTAGACGTAAGCTATCTTCTTTTTGTAATTCTAATTGCTCTTGCTCGTGAGTTTTTACGGCAAAATAGGTTTGAGCTAATGCAATGACCTCTTTACGAGGATTACCATTCATAGCGATTAAGTAACAGGCATATCTAGAGAGTACTATATCTTGTATACTACGTTGCAAGTTAGCCCCAACATCTACCAATTTGTTGACGTCAACAAATTCGGATTGAACCGCATGACCACTGGTTTCACAAGCATTTTTGGCTTTTTCAATAATTTTATAAAAATTACGCCATTCTGAGTACTCAAGTACTCCTTGTAAATCCCTAGCATACCAATATTCATTACCTTCATCATCAAGTTGCTTTATTGAATCAAAAGGCGATGTATAAGGGCCTGTACCAGGTTTATCTTCCTCAAGAAAAAAGAAAAACATATAAACCTCCCGTAATTTATATATCTTATTTGTTTTTTAATTTTAAAAGTTCAATATATTCTACAGCTTTTTCCATATCCTCCTTTGAGATACCACGTGATGCGGAGAATAACATACGCATTTCTGGACGAGTTCGAAGCATTTCCGCATATTCTGCAGTTTCAGGATCTACATAGTAACCTTCAGACTGATTAGAAGATGTATCATCATAACCAATAAGCCAAACTGGACTTACATTTAATGCCTCTGCAATAATTGAGATTTTATCTTGCTTTGGTTCATATTTTCCATTTAACCAATCGGAAATTGATGATGAACGAATACCAGTCATTTTAGATAAATCTGCTTGACTTAGATTGCGTTTTTGTAGAATTGAGTTTAAACGTTCTATAAATTTCTCTTTCATTTTAAGTTCTCCTAAATGTCTATCGATACAGTCATTATATACGGAAAAGCGAACAAAAGCAAGTATAAACCAAACTTAAACACGGAAAAGCGTTGACATCAGTCTAATACTAGGCTATCATTAAAGCACGGAAAGCCGTACATAGAAAAGAGGTGATAGAATGGCTTTTAATTATGACTATCTTAGGGGATTTATTAAAGAAAACTATGGAACAATAAACAAGTTTGCAGAGTTCTTAGGCATTGGTACTACTCAAATATATGAAAGACTTGGAAATAGAGTTCCATTTACACAGAAGGAAATCGACAAGGTGGCAAATGAAAGCAAAGCTGAACCATTACCACCACAAGAGATTTATCGTCTTTTTTTTACAAAATAAGCACGGAAAACCGTGCAAATTAAAGAGGCAATAAAAAAGTAAGGGGAAGTTAGCAGAGAGGTGAAATCACATTTTACAAGGTAATTACGGAAAACCGTAATGCAGCGAATGTGAAAATAACAAAGGAGCGATATGCGAACCATTTATTAACACAGAAAGGAGATTGCGATGAAAATCATTATAGAAGGTACTGCTGAAGAAATTTGGGCATTAATGGAAAAAGAGCCCTGCTGTGAACAGAGCTCTAGTAATCAATGGTTTCCTGAAGACAGTAATCGGAAATATTACGAAAAATCAACAAGTGGTCCTAACCTGAAAAAATAGTTTCGTTGATATATTTCCAAGCCTCCTTTGGTAACCAACCTTGGGTATTATTTATTACTTCTATGACCAGTAACCTATCATTGCTATCTAGATATTTGGTTATTTTGTCAGATACTTCTTGGGCTGATTGATAATTAGATCTAATTAAATAGGACGATTTCCAATATGTACACCAAGCTCCATCACTTGCCGATTTGATTGCTTGGATAACATTTTCATAATCTTGTCCCGCTTTATTCAAATCATAAGTAATAAAATAACGTTTTTTCATTCCACTCACCTCCTTTCTATATCCATTATAGCAAACGCGGAGGTGAGGGAAGTAATACTAATAAACAGATGAAGGGGGTGTAGAGATGAAGAACCCTGTAGGGGGGATTTATACAAAAGAAAATGGAGAACAATTTAATTATCAAAATAAATTTATAAGAGTTGAGCCAACAGGGGGTGATTTTTGGGACTACTTACCATTTATTGCTGTAGTGGTTTCCTCTGTTTCATTAGGCGTATCCATAGCATTTTGGGTGCTTAAAATTTTATGAAAATTAGATAAATTGTAATGGACTTTATAGAGCTTAAATTTTTTTCTATTAGATGTTGATAAAGGAGAGCGATGCCATGGTAGCCAAGCATATTGAGGAATTTTAAATTCAATGCAGATTCCCTCTTTAATAGAAATATTTTTATTAAGGATAACCAAGATAGGTAACTCTAAACAGCTGCCTGATGTAATTGGACCGCAGCGTGATTTAGGAAGATCAATAATAAAATTTTCTAAGGCCTTTGGCCCAAATGGACTAATTAATAAAGAGGGATTGTCTCTTAGCCATGGAACGCTAGATAAAGTGCAAAGAAAATGGTTTTCATTTGTTTTAGGGTTATAGGCTCGTAAATCAAAATAAGAACTATTGGTAGTGCTGGCATTCACAATGATTGCGGTTGTAAAAATTGCATATTGATTAGTTGAATTTTCAAAAACATTATCATGGGCTTCTATATTTTTTGTAACATCTAGTGCAAAGCAATTGGCATCAAAATCAACAGTTATTAATCTTCTTTCTCGCAAATATGATAGTAAAGAAAGCAATAAAGCCGCCAATGAAATGATTATTGGAATAAAATCCATAATTTCACCTACCTTCTAAGGGGATTATACAAATAATTATTTAAAAATACACAAAATATTCATGAAAACTTTATGAACACATATAAAAAGATATAAAGGAGGATTATTGTGGACAGGAATAAATTATGCATTACAGTTGCTGAGGCTGCTGAACTAGCAAGCGTTCCTCAGGATGTGATTCGCCAATGGGCGGCCGACTTTGATTTCCCGTCGATGAAAATAGGAGCCCGAGGTGGCAAACGATTGATTCATTTAGATTCGTTTAATGCATGGCTAGGGAAACGATGCCAGGCACGAATAGGAGAGTAAGGAGGTAAAAGACAAGATGAGTGCGATGACATACAAAGAAAAACGTGAGCTTAGACGTGCTGCTATGGCGCCACAATTAGCTGATGTTATAGAGGGTTTTATTGTCGGAGCATGTTTTTTATATCTAGTAGTAGGTATTTTCTATTGGTGGATTACAGGGGAGATATTAGTGAAATGGTAAAACGATGTTATCACTGGGGATATAAATTCTCCGGATGTTAGAAAGGATTAAGGAGGGGATAAAAAATGAAAGATAAAAGAGAAAAGGCACTAGATCTACTAAAAAGATATTTAATGTTTGATGATGAAGAAATGCAAGTTTTAAGGGAACACATTACATCAATCAGCGTAAGCAATAAAAGTGCAAGTTTAGACTTTACTATTCTTGCTAATGGATGCGCTATTTTTGTTAAGCGAAAGACAGGGGAATATGTATTACGCATAACAGGTAAAGGCCCAATTAAAGAAAACAAAGTATATCTTGCATTAAGGGCAAGAGAAATACTGCTTGATGCGGTGACAAATAATGAGTAGCCACCGCAGTACATGCAGCATATGTGATGCGTGCAATAAAAAAAGCCATGCCTACATACACTGTAGACAGGCTAAAGGGATTATATGCATGGAACATTGCGATGCATGTCAATATTTAGAAGTAGCACAAGGGGACATGCATTGCAAATATCCAAGGAAAAAAGAAAAGGCTGCTAATTAAAGCAGCCCATTCATGTACGTAAATTACGCACTACCTAAAGTAATTATATCATACATGGAGCGATAAAGATAGGAAATATCTATATTAAGGGTATTTCTTAATTAACTAGATATAACATATTAACAAATCGACCATGGGGAGTAATTACTATGAGAAAACGCAAAAAAGTCATATCTAAAAATATGATAGAGGTACTTGATTATCATACATCAAGAACCTATAGAAAAAATGGCAAACGTGTAAAAAAGAAAAGCATCACACCAGAAGCTATGAAAAAACAAAATGAAAAACAAGCAGAAGCAATGCTGCGTATGTTGATTGATAATAACTTTACTACAAATGATTGTTACATCACACTCACATATAAAGAACAGCCTGCTACATGGGAAGATGCAAAGAAAGATATTCAGAATTTTATAAGAAGGCTAAAGCGAAGATATAAAAAACTGGATAAAGAATTGAAATATATTTACATAGCGGAGGGAAAAACAAGAATACATTTCCACATGATCATCAATAATGCAGAACTATATTCAGATGAAATTAATGAACTTTGGCCACATGGGATGCATAAGTTGATGTTGTATCAAGGAAGAGCAGAAGATGCGGTGAGATTAGCAAGCTACTTTGTGAAAGAAAAAAGAAGTGCTTGCTATTCAGATAAAGAAGATGCATTTAAACGTAGATGGAATAGTAGCAAGAATTTAGAAAAACCTAAAGTTAAGACGGAGATTTTAAAGCCAAGCGAATGGAGAGATTATATCCAACCGCCAAAAGGTTATTACGTAGAAACAGATAGTGTAGTTGAGTCTGTATCAGATGAAGGTTATCCTTACAGATTTTATAGACTAATAAGAATTGAGGAGGTAAGACATGGTACTACTAGGAATAGGCATTGTAATAGGAACGATACTAGGCGTATCAATAATTGCACTATGTGTAATTAGCAAAGAATGTGAGAAATGGGAGGAAAAAGTAAATGATAAACGTAAATGAGGTATTTTTAAGCGGAAATGTAGTGGCAGATGCAGAACTACGATACACAAAAACAGGAAAGCCAGTACTTACTTTTAGAATGGCAACCAATAAATATGTGAATAAGCAACAGAGTACACAATATCACAACATTGTATGTTGGGTTGATGCGGAACTTTACAGTGGATTACGTAAAGGTGACTTTGTAGCAGTAAATGGCGAATTAAGAACTAGATCATATGAAAAAGAAGGAAGTAAAAGATACATCACGGAGATTGTAGTAAAAAATCTTACTTATGGACTTAAACAAAATGAAAGTGGAACAAGTAATTTTGAAAATGGGTTTGTAGATGATGATGAAAATATTCCATTCTAGGAGGAAATAAATGCGAAGAGGTAGACCAAGAAAGATATGTGGACACTCATTTGGACCAGCAAAAAGCGGTGCGCTATGGGTAAAAGCATCATGCCCCAAAGGGAAAACATCAATTAAAGTATTCAAAGGCAAAACAGCAGGCACTTTATATTGGCTAAAAAAAGAAGAATGTGAAGATTGCCCTGCATACAGTCCTACAAAGGTTTATGCGAAATAGGAGGAGAACAACATGCAAAATACAAGCATGGCAGGAGTACCGATTAATTGCATAAACTGGTTAGCACTAGGCGCAGTAGTGTACGGTGCAATGGAAAAGAAAAAAGCATTAAGAGTATTAGGCCTAAAAGAGCAATATAAAACGATTGATTTAATTAAATACGATGAAGTAATGGCATTAGTTAATAAAGGGGTAAGCTACAAAGAAATAGCAGAAGAATTAGGAGTAGGATTAACATCATTGAAAAATAGATGCAAAGAATTAGGCATAAAGTCTAAAAGGGGAAGAAAACCCAACAAGAAGCATTGATGCGGAAACACTAGGGGGCAGACCATGAACCATGTAACAACACTATTCAATAGTAATGAGTTTGGGGAACTTAGAACAATCATTATTGAAGATGAAGTGTACTTTGTGGCCAAGAGCGTAGCAACTGCACTTGGCTATAAAGATACTGCAGATGCAATAAGAAAACATATTGATGAAGAAGATAAGCTGCGTTGGCAAATTGCCGACACAGGCCAGAAGAGAGAAACATATTTAATCAATGAGTCTGGACTATATTCCTTGATATTGAAATCAAAGATGCCAAGCGCAAAGAAATTTAAACGCTGGGTAACTAGCGAAGTACTTCCACAAATTAGAAAAACTGGTAGCTATGATCTACACATTCCAAAGACACTACCAGAAGCATTGAGATTATACGCAGACGAAGTAGAAGCACATAACCAATCAAAGGCAATTATTGAGCAACAGAAACAACAAATAGCGGAATATGAGCCAAAGGTTGACTACGTGGATAAAATTTTAAGTTCTACAAATGCAATGACTGTAACGCAGATTGCTGCGGATTATGGACTTAGTGCTAAAGCATTAAACAAGATACTTCATGATGCGCATATTCAACGTAGCGTAAATGGTCAATGGATTTTGTACAGCGACTTAATGCGCAAGGGATATACAAAGACTAAGACACACACATACATGACTACAGACGGAAGATTGGAGTGCAAAGCATCTACACGTTGGACACAAAAGGGAAGATTGATGATACACGAGTTACTAAAGAAGCTGGGCATCAATGCTGTGTGTGAGGAGGTAGCATGAAACCATTAGTATATAAAGGCCTACGAAAGAACGTGAACAGGTCAGAATGGGTAAGCAGTGATGAAATAAAGCAAAGCTACTCACAAATAAGATTACTAGCAGTAGAAAATGATACATATGCATGGGTACCAATTGAGGATGGAACACTATGCAGAGGAAGTGAAGAAAAAGACACGCTAGGGCAAAGGATATACGAAAAAGACCATATAGAGTTTGATTGCAAATCAATACAAGATAAACCAATGGTAGGGGAAGTATATTACAGCGTTGATAAATACCAATGGAGATGTAAGGCAATCAACTAGCAGAACACAACACAACATGATGCGGTATTAGACTTTGATTTAGCATTTCTATTGAATAATGGGAAAGTAAAAGTAATAGGCAATAGATTAGAGGGATATGAGCATGAATAATAGATACAGAAATGTAAGGAAGGCACATGATCATATTGTAAAGTGCAGGGCAAAGTCGGCCACAAGAGTATTTATACCCTATTGGGGCTATGCATTTATTCCATCTGATGCATTGCTAATGGCAAGAATACGTAGAGATGCGTTCAAGGGGAATAAAGAGTTTAACCAATGGGCAAGGAGTTATTATGAAAACACCATGCAGGGAGTGCCAATTTAGAGAAGTAGGATGTCACAGTAAGTGTGAAAGCTACAAACAATATAGAGCATCGTTAGATAAGGTTAATGAAGAAAAGAACATGCAAGGCGATGCCTACAAATATGTAGGGGATAACGTGAGAGCGATTAAACACAAGATGCGTAAAGCTAAGTACGGCTGTACAGTAAGAGATTGAGGTGGAGCAAATGTTAGTAAAAAATGAAAACGAGTATTGTTGGATTTTCGATGGTGATGCGGGCAATCCACAAAGCAGCATTGAAGGGGCTATTGATGACTTTTTAAACTACTATAAAAGCTATTGTTGGGATGATAAGAACAATGTTGAATATTTAGAACAAGAGGTATTAGATGATTATGTAAAAATAGGTCATCCATACTATTATGTTCCAGAAGTAGAGGGTGAGCGTGTAATTTATGACCTTCTAGATAATGACTTGCCTGAAGAGTTTGCTGAATGTGAGTTTGAATATTTTAAAAACGTAAAGAAAGAACATCTATGTGAATTAAGTAAAGAGCTAACGGATGTATTCAGAAAATGGGAAAAATCACATGGATATGAATACAGAGCTTATTTAGTGAAAGAAACAGAACAGTATAGAGTTGGAGATTATATAGATTCTGAAGGTAATTATAAATAGGAGAAAACATGCAAAGAAAATGTCATAGATGTGATAGGTTATATACACCTACAGACTATAGCACATGGTGTCCAGATTGTAGAGCAGGCAAACCAGTAAAGCCAAGAAAGGCCAAGGAAGAACTAGAGCAAGAGCGTGAAGAACGATTAGAGAAAGCATTTAAATACACAAAATACTGTGTACAATGTGGCAAGAAGTTCTATACTAATCAACCACACAAAGTAATGTGTGGTGATTGGGAATGCGAAGAGAAACAACGACTTGAGCATAAAAGAAGATATAAGAAAGGAAAATAACCATGAAGATACTAAGTATTGGTTTTGGTGACAAAAAGAAAGTAAAGTATGAAAAAGAAAATAGCGCTGGTGTTACTGAAACCTATCAATTAATTACAAAAGATGAGTTTAGGCCAGAGATATTAGATGCATATGTAAAGGCAAGGATTGTAGTAATTGATACATTTAAGGCCTTCAAATTTATTAGAGAAGAATGGTTAAAGATTAAATTAATTAACTTTAGGTGGCATAAAGAACTGCCAAGGGTAATTGTAGCAGCAAGATATGTACTAGAGATTACAAATAAAAAAGGTGATGAATGTACAATAAGTACTTCATGGTTACCAATAGCAGAGGAAACACAAGAGAAGCTAATTCCATTAGTAGAAGAAATCGAAATGTTTGTACGTGGAACAAGAGCACAGGGGAAACTGTGGGAAGAAGAATTAGAAGATGATGCGATTGAAGGAGAAACATTCCATATCAATGATCTAGTACAAGAAGGAGAAGTAGATGATTAAAGACCAATTAATTTATGTAGCGCATCCATTTGGAGGTAATAAAGAAAATAAATCCTCTATAGATACAATTATGAAAAATCTAGTAATGCTAGATAAGAACAATACATATTTATCACCTCTTCATAATTTTAGTATGGTGTACTTTGCGGATGAGTATGCAAAAGGTTTGAAGATATGTTTGGACATGTTAAATAGATGTGATGCATTAGTATTATGTGGGGACTGGGAAATATCAAAAGGCTGCATTGGTGAATGGTCATTTGCAATAGCTAAAGGGATACCAATATATACATGGAAAGAATGGACCGATAAATTAAAGGAACAGGGAGATAATAGCCGATGACTGGAAGGGAATATTTAAATCAGATACGTGATACTGATTTGAATATTAGAAGTAAGGAGAGAGAAATATTTAGAATAAGACAAGATATTATGAGTTTACAAGCGATTGATTATAGCAAGGATAAAGTTAGTGGAGGTCAACCAATAACTATTGCAGATAAAGTTGCGAACCTTGATGCGGTTACAGAAGAGATTATGAAAGAATGGAGTGATTTCTTACAGGAGAGAGAGCGAGCAAGATTTATGATCAATCAAATTTGTAGCACTAAGCAAAGGATTGTTTTAGTAGATAGGTACATTAATGGATGTACATGGGAAAAGGTTGCAGAACTAATAGATTGTTCAAGGCAGAATGTTCATAATTTACATAAAAGAGCAATTAAAAATTTTGATGAAATTTACAAAAAGGTTGCTATTATTTGACACTCAATATATGAGATACTGTATATGGGCATGGATGAAGAGAACACTTTCAACAAGCCTCCTAGAAAAACTACACACTATTAAGGACTACATCATACAAGGTCGCATAACACAGTATGATGCGGTCCTTTTTAGTTTATAAGGGGTATTTGATGAAGCATAAAAGAATTACATCCAAGAAAACAATACAAGAAGTTCGCAAGCCATTTTGTGAAGTATGCGGACAAAGAACGAATATAGAACCACATCATATTAATACACGTGGCAGTGGCGGTGGAGATATTAAGGAAAACTTAATACAACTATGCACGCAATGCCATATCAATACACACAGTGGGCAATATCCAACAAAAGACGATTGCTTAAATAAAGTAGCAGAGCGTGAAGGTATTACATATGATGAAGCATATGCAATTAATCGTAGAGCAATGGGATATGATGTATGACAAGAATTAATTGTAACAGGGGTAGATGCTTAAATAATAAATATGGCATCTGCACTGCAGATACAATTGAATATGAGGGAATATGTCAAACCTATATCACACATGACCAAGCACACAAAAGTAATTGTGGATTATGCACTCGTTCTCATGGCAGATTTAAGAGAAACAGCCGTGATGTATTAAGATAGCTTGGGGGTAGTGCCCGTACTAAATAATAAAAAATAAATTTAAATTATTACACGATTTGTTGAGTTTTTGAGTAAATTTTTTATGGGTCCTTCTGGCCAAAGTTGAAAGCGTGCGGTGGCCGAGACCCCAAAATTTGCCTAGATTTTAATTTTTTTATGGCCTTGCTAGTGATACAGGTAATGAAAGGAGGCTGATTAATAAGTGAAAATTACAGATGATTTGAAAACAGCAACGGCCTCTCAGTCGAACTTGGCAAAAGCACTTGGGCTCTCGCGTCAACGTGTTTCGCAACTGCTCCAAGAAGGGGTTTTAGCAACGGATGAAAAGAACCAAATTCTGGTTATCAAATCCGTTATCAATTATGTCAAATATAAGGGCCAATCTTCTGCTGAAGAGGAAAGCAGTTCTGATGATGCGATATTCGAGGTTGAAAAGGCCAAGAATGAACGTGCGAAACGCAAGATTGCTGAGTTGAAGCTAGCCAAAATGAACGGCGAAGTGTACTCAGCAGATACTGTAGAACAGGTTATGACAGAAATGCTTGTGAATTTGCGTACACAATTATTAGGATTGCCAACAAAACTGGCTCCACAATTACAGAATGTAACAAAAGAGGAAGCATATAACCTGTTAACTCAAGAAATCGAGGACAAATTATCAGAATTAAGTGAATATACGCCGTCATTATTCATGGATAGCGATGATTTAGACGACGATAAAGCGCCAAATTAGGCGCTTTTTTAATGCAAAAAAGGAGGTGATAGCATGAAAACGGCAAAAGAATTGTGGCAATACGTCTCTAAAATGGGTCTAAAACCACTACCAAAAACCAGTGTTAGCCAATGGGCTGACGATTATCGCATGCTATCACAAGGCCTTTCTGCTGAACCAGGGCGTTGGAAAACGAGTAGAGCGCCATATCAAAAGGATATTATGGATGCTTTCACGCAACCTGGTATCAATCGTGTAGTGGTTAAGAGCGCCAGTCAAGTGGGAAAATCAGATATCATGAATAATGTCCTAGGGCGATACGCTCATCTTGATCCATGTGCGGTGATGATGATTCAACCGACTATCGAATTGGCTCAAGATTATTCAAAATCTCGTATTTCTCCAATGATCCGTGATACAAAAGTACTATCACAGGTATTCTATGAAACGAAATCTGAAGACGGTGCCAAAACAAGAGATGGTAAGAACACAATCTTATCTAAGTTATTCCCTGGTGGTCGTCTTATTATGTGTGGGGCGAACAGTCCGGCAGGATTGGCATCACGTCCTGTGCGTGTGCTACTTGCGGACGAAGTAGACCGATTCCCAGATAGTGCCGGTACAGAAGGTGACCCAGTAGACCTTGCTGCCAAACGTATGACAACATTCTGGAATAGAGTTATGGGGCTATTCTCCACGCCAACTAATGAAGGTAGCTCACGAATCGATGTAGAGTATCAAACAGGTACGCAAGAAGAGTGGCAACATGAGTGTCCTAATTGTGGTGAGTATCATTTGATACGACATACTGAGATGGAATGTGAGACAGAGGAACATAAGGACGCTAAAGGCCGGAAGATTGTAGTAGTTAGTGATGTGAAATGGCGGTGTCCAGATTGCGGATCTACATTCTCTGAAGACGAAATGCGGAAAGTCCCTCAAAAGTACATATCGAAAAACCCAGCTGCGTTGCATAATGGCATACGCAGTTTTTTTGTGAATGGATTCACGTCTCCGTGGCTCACATGGAATGACATAATGAGGGAATGGCTAGAGGCAAAAGGTGACCCTACACGTGAAAAAGTAGTTATGAATACTCGTTTTGGTGAATCATATGCGCAACAAGGTGCATTCGAAGACTATCAACAATTCATTAGGCGCCGTGAGAAATATGGTGCAGACCTTCCGGATGGTGTGTTACTGCTAACTGGCGCCGTCGATACTCAAGACAACCGGTTAGAGTATGAAATCACCGGTTGGGGGTATGGTGAAGAATGTTGGGGAATATGTAAAGGCGTTATCCTTGGGGAACCTGATAATAAAGCAACATGGGATGCACTTGATGCGGTGCTTGATAAAGTATACCGATTTAAGAACGGCACAGGCCTTAAAGTAGCACGTGCTTTTATTGATTCTGGCGGTCACTATACGTCAAAAGTATACGAATACTGTGAAAAGAACTTCAGCAAGCAACGATTTGCCATCAAAGGTATGGCCGGAACACCTGGCATACCTTTGAATTATAAGATTGGTAAAGCATCTGGAAGCAAGATTCCACTTGTCATGCTAGGTGTAGACGATGGGAAACAACAGGTAATGAACCGATTGGCCATCGATGAACCTGGCGATAAGTACTTTCATTTCCCTTTGGATGAAGAATTCCTAGGAACTAGAGGGTATGACGAGTTGTATTTCAAAGGGATCATTTCGGAAAACAAGAAGAAAGTAAAACGTAAGGGCGTTATCCATGAAATATGGGAACCTACTGCAGGGGTTCGTAATGAACCTTTGGACTTACGTGTATATAACCTAGCGTGTATGAACTCAATCCATACTGATTGGGATAGATTGGCGGAAGTAGTTAAAGGTGGGGGCCATTCCACTACAACAGTAACTACTCCACGAAAGAAACCAATGCGGAAACGTGTTCGCAGAGCTAGTAAAGCAGCAGATATTTAGGAGGATGTATGGCAACTAGTTATTCAAGTAAGCTAAGGCTAATTGATGTCCGGTTAGAGTGGTACGTCAAGGCTGAGGAAGCAATATTGACTGGCCAAAGCTATACAATCGGAAATCGGACTCTTACAAGGGCAAATTTAGCAGAAGTAAGAAAAATGATTGATGATTTAGTGGCAAGAGGCGCCAAATTACCTGGTATGGATACCGATAATGGACGTGGAAACCGGTCAAAACGGGTAGTTTTTAGAGATTAGGAGACTAAAATGGCGAGAAAAAACAAGAAATTTAGCGCTAAAATAGGCACTCCGAGGGCTAAAAATAGCGGATATAGTGAGGGTGGAGCCTCTCATAATAACAAATCATTGAAGGGATATAACCCTAGAAAACTGGGTTATAAGGCTGATATTGGTGCGAATTTATCGACTTTGCGTGATAGATCCGCAGATTTAGCTATCAATACACCAGTTGGCACGGCTGCAATCAACACAAGCACTACTCATACAGTTGGCGCAGGCCTCAACGTGTTCCCTAGACCTAAGTTTCAAATCTTGGGAATCAGTGCAGAGGAGGCTAGAGCATGGGCTCGTAAGGTTCGTGCTGAGTTTGATTTATGGGCCGAATCAAAAGACTGTGATATCTACCGTAAGAACAATTTATATGACATGCAAAGCATAGCATATCAAGGATATCTCACAGATGGTGATAGTTTTGCGGTATTTAGACGTAAGCCGACAACACCAGATATGCCGTATACGTTGCGCCTTCAATTAATTGAAGGTAATCGTGTAAGTAATCCGCTTACTGATTCCACATATGTTACAGGCGACCCAACTGGCGTTGAAGCGCTTAACCCAGATAATGGGAACCGCATATTGAATGGTGTAGAAATCGATACTGACGGTGCTATTGTAGCCTACTGGGTATCTAATCAAGTACCTGGCGAACCAATTACAAGCATGTTAACGACATGGGCAAGGGTTGAAGCATACGGCAAGCGTACAAGCATTCCGAATGTACTGCAAATTAGTAATGATACTAGACCAGAGCAGTATAGAGGAGTTCCTTATTTGGCTCCAGTTATTGAAACGCTAAAGCAAGTGTATCGATATACAAATGCAGAGCTTACATCGGCTATTATTAAATCGTATTTTGCGTTATTCTTTACGGAAGCCGTGACTAATTCAGGTTCATTAAATGATATGTTGGCCGACAATGGTGTTGATGATCCAACGGAACCAGTAGTCGATGTATCAGAATACAATTTAGGACCTGGCACATTAAATGCCTTACCTAAAGGTGTGGATGTAAAAAGTGTTGATGCTTCCAATGCTCAATCTACTTTTGAAGTATTTAGTACCCAACTCATCAAACAAGTAGGTGCTGCACTTAACCAGCCTTACGAAGTATTGATGAAGAACTTTAACTCTTCGTATTCTGCAAGCCGTGCAGCAATGTTACAGGCTTGGGAAGAATATAAACTACGTCGCAAGTGGTTCGCTCGTGACTTCTGCCAACCAATCTATGAGGTATGGTTAATGGAAGCAGTAGCGAACGGCCGAATTGAAGCGCCTGGTTTCTTTGATGATCCATTAATTCGAAAAGCATGGTGCAATGCTGATTGGTTCGGACCAACGATGTCCATCCTTGACCCTGTTAAGGATATGAATGGTAGTACCCTTCGCATTGAGAATGGAGTTTCCACTCGCGAACGTGAAGCGGCTGAAATGACAGGGACAGACCTTGAAGAAAACATTGCACAACTTGCATTTGAAAAGCAACTCATGGAGAAATATGGCATGGGGCTAGCTGATGCGGTAAATCCTTCCGTTGGCTCTAAATCTGAAGCGAAAGGAGGTGAAGAGGATGAATAAATTTTGGTCTGTTAAGAATTTTGTAAATCAAGATGGTACCGGTCAATCTGAATTGATTTTGTATGGTGATATTTCTGATACCTCTTGGTGGGGTGATGAAATTACACCACGTGAATTTGCAAGTGACTTGGCTAGTTGTAATGGTAATGACTTAACAATGCGCATCAACTCTGGTGGTGGTGACGTGTTCGCAGCACAAGCTATCCACAATATGATCAAAGCCTATACTGGCAAAGTAACAGCACATATTGATGGCTTATGCGCAAGTGCTGCTACAATTATTGCCTGTGCGGCGGATAAGGTAATCATGCCAAGTAATGCTCTGTACATGATTCACAATCCATCTGTATTTCTAGGTGATAGCTTTGATGCGGACGGATTAACTAAAATGGCTAACTATTTGGCGAGTGTTAAACAGACAATCGCAAACGTTTATTTGAGCCGTAGCGACGTTTTGACATCTGAACAGGTAAATACACTTATGGATGATGAAACGTGGCTCACGGCGGACGAGGCGAAGTCCTACGGCCTGATTGATGAAGTAGATACGGCGATTACGGACAAAGCTGTTATGAATAACGGAATGGTTATCGTAAACAAAGTATCTTGCAAATACTCGGCCAAAAATGAAACCAAAATCAAACAATTTTTAACAAGTAAGGAGAAACCTATGACTGAAAACCAATTCATGGCAAGCTTAAAAGGTTTGCTCGGTATTTCTACAAATGAACCTGCAGAAAACGCAGCAGTAACAGCAGAACGCGAACGCGTTGAAGCATTAAATACGTTAAAAGGTGATAATGAAGTCATCAATCGTTTAGTTGATGTAGCTGTTAAAGAAGGTAAAACAGTAGATGAAGTAACACCTTTCATCTCTGCCGTATCTGATATTCCTGCAAGTGATAACAAAGTAGTTGACCAAATCCGACAATTAGTTATTGATCAAATGGAATCTGGTGCGGATAAAGTGGCACCTCAAGGTGCATCTACACCAGAAACTAACGATGCGGTAGCAAAAGCTAGTGCAATTGATGAAGTCGTAGCATTTGCGAATGCTAAGAAAGGCGGTAAATAATGGCATATTTCGAACAAGTAAATGGTGTCGCAGCTGATTATCTATTAGGTGGTGGCGGTGTACCGGTATTAACTCAAAATGTAAAAGTAGCAGCCGGCGATTATAAACGTGGCCAAGTTCTTGAAAACAACTCTGGTACATTCCAAAAAATCGCAAGTGGTAAGCCTGCGGGTATCGTAGTATCTGATACTACTGCAACTACTGAACACAATGTATTAACTGTATACATTTCCGGTCGCTTTAATCGTGAAGTATTGGTAGTTGACCAAGCTTACAAAATTAATGATCATGAAGCGGACTTCAAGGACGCTCACTTATTCTTAACTAGCATTAAATAGGGGGAACTATATAATGGCAATTGATTTCAAAGATACATTTTCCTTGATGCAAGCTGTGGAACGAATGAAAACTCCGGCAAGTTTCTTGCTTGATACTTTTTTCCCACAAGTTCCAGCAGTTGCAACTTCTAAAAAAATCGCAGTAGAAACTCGTAAACGTGGTCGCACATTAGCACCTTTCGTATCTCGTGGTGCATCTGGCGTTAATGTTAAACGTGCAGGATCTAAAATTGCTTTATACGAAGCACCTATGATGGGCCCTCGTACAGTTATTGACCCAGAACAACTTGATCAACGTGCATTTGCTGAAAACATTGTGTCTACAATGACACCTGCACAACGTGCCGCACAAATGCAAGCTGAAGATTTGTCTTACTTACAAGGCACAATTATTAATCGTAAAAATAAAATGGCAGCCGATTTGCTTACTACTGGTAAATGCAAAATCGAAGGCTATGCTGACGATGGTGAAACAGTTCAAGTTGATGAAATTGATTTCGAATTTGAACAAGACATTACACCTACTACTACTTGGGACCAAGCGGGTGCTGACATTTATGGCGACTTGAAAATGGCGTCCGAAAAAATTCAAGAAAACGCAGGTATCGTTCCAACTGTGTTAGTCGTTGGTAAAAACGTTGAAAAATACATTCTTGATAATGCATCCATCAACAAAATGTTAGCAATTCCTAATCGCGAAAACATGTCTATGTTCAGTTTTGCTCCTGAATACTTGTCTCCACAAGTTCGATATGTTGGCCGTATCATGTCTTTAAATATTGATGTGTACGCATACCTTGAAACATATCAAGATGATGAAGGTAAAGTAAAATCCTTTATTGGTGATGATGCAGCAGTATTAGGTGTTCCTGGCCGTGGCCGTCAACAACATGCAGCAGTAACATTGCTCAACGATGACAATCAATTCACAACATATGCAGGCATTTATGTACCTTACTACTATGCTAATAAGGCTACACAAGAATTAACATTGTCTGTATACTCCCGTTGCGTATTGATTCCTGAAACTATCGACGATTGGGCTACTATTAAGACTAAATAGGGGGTAACCTACTTATGAAAATCAGAGTATTAAAGGGTTATTTAGCACATGAAGGCGAGATGTATGGCAAAGGCGAAGTAGTCGACATCAAAAAGAAAACGGTTGCGTTGTCCTTGCTTGAATCTGATAAGTTTGAATCTGCTGAAGATGATCCTATCGAAGTACCGGAACCATTGGAAGTCGTTCCAGATGAACCAGAAGAAGAAATGGAATTACCTGAAGTTGATGCGGAAGTTACGGTGAAAAAATAATGCGATTTAGAGATTACCTAGAAAGCGATATTGACGATGTATTCCTTAATGAAGACGAATTCGCCGAAGGGCATAATCTAAATGGCACAGTAGCTAAAGCGATTATCCAATCGCCAACGGCGAGGGAGTCATTCTTGTCGAATGGCTCTCACGTATCAAATGACGGATTACACGGGGTGTCTGTATTTGTGCATTGCAAATTAAAGGACATCCCTGAAATTCCATCACAGGGAAACGTATTCCGATTAGATGATGATGTGTACATCGTTCAAAGTGCAACGGAAGAAGATGGGCTCGTGTCTATCGAACTTAGAGCAGAAGCTAGAGGCGGTGTTGACGGATGGTTGAGCTAGAACTTGATAAAAGTGCAGTGAAAACAATTGAAAAAGCACTGGAAACATTAAAAGAAGATAGAGTTCGACGTGTCTGCCAAGCCGCATCTAAGCGTGCTGCAACAACCGCAAGAAAAGCAGGTACGCAAGCACTACGTAATATCTACGCCATTAAAGGTGTATCGGTCGTAAAGTCTGGTGTATCTATTAATAAATTGAATGATGGCACAGAAATGCGTATCAAAGGTGGTTATACTAGCGCTCAAAAGTACTTTAAGATTAAATCGCTTAAACGAAAAGGTGTGTTTGTGTCTATTAAAAAAGGTACAGAAACAAAGGTACCAAATGGCTTTGTTAGTGCATCTGGTATATTCATGAAACGCCAAGGCAAGGACCGATACCCATTAAAAGGGATATATGGACCAGCCTTACCGCAAATGTTTGGAAATGAAACTGTTATGAATGCCATGCAAAAAGAAGGCATGGAAATGTATGAAAAGCGCCTATATCACGAATTAGAGCGTGCGTTAGGAGGTAACTAATGACACCATTAGATGTATCAGACGGCATTGCCGCCTATCTCATGGATGAGTTGCGCAAGCTAAATGAAACAAGTGATGTTACCACGAGCCCTATTCGAGTATGGAGCGGGTTCTTACCAAGGGTGGATAAGAATGAAGATAAGCGCAAGTTATGTCCAGCCGTAGTAGTGCATCCGTATTCTGTTAGTGATGCGGATAGTTCGACGGTAGGTATTACTGTATTGGTAACTACTTATGACGAGGCCTTAACAAAAGGTCATGTCGGACTATATCACCTCTTAGAGGTAGTGCGTGAGCGGTTACTATCTGATAATCCAGTAGCACTTAAATATGAAATTAAGGAGAATACCGTTAATACAACAATTCCTGATGATCAACCATACCCTCAATGGGTTGGATATCTTGAATTTGAAGTGTACATTCCAGTTATTCGTAGAAATCTTAACAAGATATTTACGGATAATAAAGTAATTGAATAGGAGACAACGATGAACCCTGTTGTATATGTTGGGCCTTCGTTCCGCAGTAGCCGGTTAAATCAATTCATGGTATTTAGCGACGGTGCACCACTGCCGGAAGCAGAAGACCCTATTTTTATGCATTTATTCGTGCCTCTGGACGAACTCAACCAAGCAATGATTGATGTGAGAACACAAGGCACACAATTAAATGTATTCTATGTTAACGCATTGAAGAATTATAAAGGAGTGAAGTAAATGGCCTTTTATCATGGCGTCAAAACAAGTGAGCAAGCTACCTCTGTAATTGCTCCTGTCCAAACTACTGCTGGCCTTCCAATTGTGTTCGGTACTGCACCTGTACACCTTACAGAAGACCCTAGCGCAGTAATTAATAAGCCAATCATCTGTTATAGCTGGGAAGAAGCTATTCAACAACTTGGCTATTCTGAAGATTGGACACATTTCACATTGTGTGAAGCAATGTACGCACAATTCAAATTGTATGGCGTAGCTCCAATCGTATTTGTTAACGTATTGGATCCTGCTAAACATAAGAAATCCACTACAACAACTGCTACATTGACAGAAAAGAAATGCATTGTAAAAGCTGCAGTATTGCTTAACACATTGCAAGTATCTAGTGGCGGTCAAACAGGTGTGGCCAACACAGATTACACGGCGGCATTTGATGACAAAAATCAATTAATCATCTCTGTTATCAAAGGTGGTAAGTTCGATTCCGCAAGTACATTGGACCTCACATACGATGAACTCGATGTAGAAAACTTCGATTATAAAAACGTAATCGGCGGTGTAGATAGTAATGAAAAAGCAACAGGCTTTGAATTGATTGATACAATCTATCATCATTTCGGTATTGTACCTGGTCTTATTGCTGCACCTGGATTCTCTCAACATCCTACAGTCGCTTCCGTGATGAAAGCAAAATCTCGTGTTATTAATAACTTGTTTGGTGCGACTACTTTGGTAGATATCGATACTACACAAGTTGTTAAATACACAGATGCTTACGAATGGAAGAAAGGTAATAGCTATACAGGTGAATCTGAAGTCGTATGTTGGCCGATGGTTCGCAATGGCGATTATATGTTCCATATGTCTACGCACATCATGGGCATTATTGGCAAATGTGATGCATCCAATAGCGATATTCCTACGTTATCCCCTTCCAATAAGTCTATGAACATCACAGGCTTATGCTTAGCTAATGGTAAGGAAGTAATGCTTACTCATTCCCAAGCTAATTTGTTGAACTCTCAAGGGATTATGACGGCCGTTAATATCAATGGTTGGGTATCTTGGGGTAACTATACAGGTGCATATCCTGGCACAACTGATGTTAAGGATACATTCATTTGTGTACGCCGGTTCAATGATTGGGATGACCAAACATTCATCTTAACCTATTGGCAAAAAGTGGATATGCCTATCTTGCCTCGTAATATCAAGACAATTCTTGATAGTGAAACAATCCGTCTTAACGGTCTTACTTCTCGTGGCTTTATCTTGGGCGGTCGTATTGAATTCAAAGAAGCAGAAAACCCTACAACAGATTTGTTGAATGGTATTATTCGCTTCCATAAATACCGTACACCTCCAATTCCAGCGCAAGAAATTGAAAGCATTTCTGAATACGATGTTTCTTATTTCAAAACGCTATTTCAAACAGTATAGAAAGGGGTAATTAATCATGGCATCTATCAATCAAGTGCCGGAAGTACTTAATGACTTCCGTGTATACGAAGAAGGCTCTGACAACTGTTTAGGTGTTGCCAAAGTGGAATTACCTAGTGAATCTGTAATGACTCAAACTGTAAAAGGTGTGGGCATTGCAGGTGAAGTAGAAGCGCCAGTTATTGGACACTACTCCTCTATGGAAACAAAACTTACTTGGAACACTCCAACAGAAACTACACACCGCCTTACAGGTGGTCGTGGCGTACGCTTAGAAGTACGTGGTGCTATCCAATGTTGGGATAGTGGCAAAGATAAATATGTAATCGTGCCTACACGTGCTGTTATTCGTGGCCGTGCTAAATCTAAAGAAAATGGCACATATGAATCTGGCAATACTATCGATGCAACGAACACAATCGAAACTACATACTTGAAACTCGAACAAGATGGCAAGGTAGTTCGTGAAATCGATAAATACGCCTATAAAGATTCTATTTCTGATGGCACCGACTTCCTTGGCGATGTTCGTGCTGCACTAGGTATTTAGTCTGTAGAAAGGACGATCACTAATGAGTAAACATAACACTATGAACGAAACACATGAACAAACAGGTATTGAATTAGTAAAAGCTGGTCATTCCTTACAATTTGAAGGCATCAGCGGGTACACATTAATTAAATGCGAAAAGTCCGCTAAGGGTGAAGATAAAACTATTACAGTTCCAGCATTATCCATGACGTATCAAGCACATGTAGCAGCTGCTGTATGCGGATGTAAAGTGGATGATATTTATAGTCTCCCGGCTGCCGATTTCACTAGAGTGTGCTTAGAGGTACAGAATTTTTTGCTCAATTCCGAAAAATAACAGACCTAGAACGGTATTTTACTGAGTGTGCAATTACGTGTAGTAAATACACTAGCACACCGATGGACTATTTCATTAGAGAGCTAGACGTGGATGAGTTCATAGTCCACGTTCGGCTCATTAGTGATAGTATCGAGCGCGAGAATAAAACAATGAAAGGGAGAAAATAATGGCCAATAAAGTCTTAGAAATGGCGATTGCCATTAAAGGTAAACTCGATGGCGGGTTATCTTCCTCCGTATCAAAAGCATCTCAGGAACTCAATAAATTATCTAATGTAATCAAAGATCAACAGGCGCAATATAGAAAACTACAAGCTATATCGCAAAAGACTGGTAATGTTAGCGATAGGAACGCAGCAATTGCAGCTGAGCAAAAGCTGAATTCTATGTTACAACGGCAAGCCCGGTTACGGTCTAATATCGCAAGTCAGACGGCGCATCAAAATGCAATCAGTAAAATGGGTGGTGCAAGTCCTTTAGCAGGTGCTGCATCAGCTGCGCAAGGTGCTAGTGCTGTGGTAAGTGGTATTACAGGAAAGCTTGCAAGTTTCGCTATGGTTGCCGCCGGTGGGTTTGGTATTGGTGCCATTATAGATAATGTAGTAAATGCTGGCGAAGCACTTTATCAATTGTCTAATAAATTACATATGACAACCGCTGAAACGGCACAATTTAAGAAGATTATGACATTAAGTGGTGTTGATGTAGAAGCGGCCGCAAAGTCTTTCGCTAAAATGGATAAGACTTTGGCTGGTGGCGGTAAAAGTGCTGAAGCTTTGCAAGGATATCTCAGTCAATTTGGTGTATCCTTAACCGATGCCAATGGCAAGTTATTGCCTATGAATCAACAGTTAGATGCAATGGCTAAAGGTTACCAAAATGCGGTAGCACAAGGCCGGGGACAAGAATTCATGCTTGAAACGCTAGGTGCAAAAGGCATGGAGCTTACTAAAGTATTTGAGAACTATGCAGATGCACAAGCGGCCGCATCACAAATCAAAGGCGTCGGAATAGATCCTAAATCACTCCATGAAATATGGCTACAAATGAACATCTTGAAAGCGGAAGCTACGCAAGTTGCATTAGGGTTGGCACAAGCCTTTATACCGATTGCTCAGCAAATATTACCGGCACTAATACCGGTATTGCAAGCTGTTGTAACCTTCATGAAGGATAATAAGGAAGCTATTGCCGCCGTAGTCACTAATGGATTGAAATTAGCCTTACTGTATGGTACGGCTACAAAACTAGCATCAGGTATTACTACAATTACCACGGCATTTAAAGGTGTAGAAACGGCAACGGGTGCATTTAAAGCAGCGGGTGCATTAATAGGTGGTCCATGGGTAATCGCTATCATGGCGATTATTGCGGTGATATACCTATTAGTAACTAATTGGGATACTATCTGTGCCACGTTAACATCTGTTTGGGATAGTGTATGTTCTGGATTGAGTTCAATATGGGATAGCGTATGTTCTGCTTTAAGTTCCGCATGGAGCGCCATTATATCCGGTATTATGGCTGTAATTAATGGGTTCTTATCATTAGGCCTTAGCGCATTTAATGCATTGAAAGCGGCAATAATTGCTTATGTAAATCTATGGTTAAACCTACCAACATATATTGGTATGGCCGTAGGATTCATAATAGGCATTATTTTGCGATTACCAGAGATAGCGGTACAAGTTGGTACTGCTGTTATATCTGCCGTCGTATCATTTGCCACAGAATGTTATAACTTCGCAGTTACTACATTTAGTGCTATGGTCGATGATATTTATAACTTCTTAATCAATTTACCTATGTACATGATCACTTTGGGCGCTGAGTTTGTAGCGGCGGTTATTTCGTTTGCCTCTGAGGCATATGCTACGGCCACATCATGGATTAGTAGTTTGGTTAACGATGTTATTAATTTCATCATGAATTTACCAAGTGCATGTGCTGATGCGGGAGCCGGTTTCGTAGCTGCCGCAGGCCAATGGGCAAGTGATGCCTATAATGCGGTATTAGACTGGATTAAACAAATTCCTAGTGCTGTATCTAATGCAATTTCAGGCGCATGGGATAGCATTAAGGCTCAATTTAGTGGTGGCTTTACTGTAGGTGTTCAAGCTGCAGGCGGTAATGCGTATGCTAATGGTGGTGTGATTACATCTCCGGAAGTCGCATTGATTGGTGAAGCTGGATATCCTGAAGTAATTGTACCTATTGATGGTAGTGCTAATGCTATGAACCTATGGCAAACGGCCGGACGAATGTTAGGTGTGAGTGGTGCGCAGTCAGCTGTAGCGCCTACTGTATCATTAGCACCTAGCGTGCCTGTTGTATCCTCATCTAGTAATAGTGGGGCACCTGTACAGATTACATTTGCACCAGTTATAAATGCTGGTAATGGTTCAACTGATGATATTATGTCGGTATTGGATGCTAAAATGCGAGAATTTGAACAAATGATGCGTAGCTATACCGCCGGACAACGGAGGTTGAGTTATGACTAGTTATACAACAATACAAGGGGATATGTGGGATTTAATCGCTTATAAGGTGTATGGCAACGAACGATACATTAATCTATTGTTAGAAGCAAACCAAAAACATCGTAATACGGCGATATTTTCCGCTGGTGTTGTGTTAACATGCCCAGATGTTCCTGCTGATTCCTTGCCTGAATTCTTACCACCATGGAGGCGATAGTATATGAGCTTACAAAAGAGCCTAGCTAAGGTCCAGAAATGGAAGAAAGATTTAACGCCACAAACGAAGTTAGCACGGCGGGCATGGTGTACGATTGGTTACCAACATTGGGGGAGTAAGGAGTCAAAGGACATCACCGACGATATTAGTAAATACCTTCTTGATGTAACTTTCACAGATAACCTTTCAGGAACTGTAGATGACGTGGCTATCTCACTAGAAGATAGGGGCCGTCTATGGGTCGGCGATTGGTACCCTGTGAAAGGGTCATTACTAGAAGTGGCAATTAATACCGTAGCATGGGAGAAATTAGGGGATGAACAATTTACGTTGCCAATCGGCAAATTTGAAATTGATGAATTCGAGGGCAGTAGCCTTCCTGATGTAGTTAAAATCAAAGGTGTCGCTATTATCGGTAGTACTGACTTGCGGGAGAAAAAGAAAGACAAATCGTGGAAAACTACAACGCTTAAAGCGATTGCTACCGAGAAAGCAAAAGATAATAAATTAAAGCTAGTATGGGATGCGGATTTTGACCCACCGTTAAAAGATGCATCACAAAGTGCTGAATCAGACCTCGCATTCTTGCAGAAACTATGCAATGATGCGGGGTTTTCTCTTAAGGTATCCACTGAACAGTTGATTATATTCGATGATTACAAATACGAAAACGTGAAGCCTAAAGTTATAATTCGTAGACCAGGTGGCCAATATCAACCTGTACAGACGAAGGAAGGCGAGCAACCGCCTTTGATTATTACTAGAGCCTTATCTTATTCGTACAAAAGTAAAACTCGTGAAGTATATCGAGCATGCCATGTGAAATATACAGATAAGGATAAGAAATCCGTTATCGAGGATACATTCGAAGATCCTGACCGTAAGGGTCACACGTACCTTGCTGTATTAGAGGTTAATGAACAGGTTAAAGATAAGGCTGAGGCAAAGAGATTGGCTAAAAAGAAGCTAAGAGAAGCCAATAAAGAAGCCGATACAATGTCTTTTAGTTTTCCTGGCAATCCTCTTATTATGGCATCGGTTACGGTTAATCTCGAAGGATTTGGGGTGTTCGATGGTAATTATTTAATTACTAAAGCAACGCATACATTAGGGGCCAATTATTCAACGTCGATTGATGTAAGGAGGTGTTTAAATGGCTACTGACATATTATCCACATTAGTGGATATGATATTTATTGGAAATGTTTCAAGTACAATTCCTGAAGAAGGTAAAGCCGTTGTTACACGCCTAGATAGAGAAGGTGTTGTAACGGCGCCATTATCTGTCATTAATCGAGGTGCAGCACATGATAAGGACTATTGGATGCCGGCTATTGATGACCAGGTATTGTGCATTATGTTGCCTAATCGGTCCGGACGTGGGTTTTCCGATGGATTCATTATTGGCACATTCTTTAGTAGTGCGGATCCGACTCCAGGCGGTGCGGATAATGGTAAACGTGTGCTTACTGTTCCTGGAGATATGACTCTTAATGTTGGAGGTACTTTATCAATTAATTCAAGCGGTGGGGATGTAGTGGTCAATGGTATTTCCTTAGTTCATCATGTGCATGGCGGTGTAGTGTCTGGTGGTTCTACAACATCAGGACCAGAATAGGAGGTATAGATGTATATCGGTTATTTGGCGGATATAGTATTTTATACCGCATTAGATAATGTTCTTACTGTATCGGATGTAACGCGTTCAGGTAGTGCTCGATGGGAAAAGCACAATTTGATGTTAGAAAAGCCTGTCAAACAATTTAGCGGACCTGATGTGGAACAAATTACATGTAAGATTCTTATTTCTGCATCACTTGGACAATCTCCAGATAGTACTGTTAAGAAATTGCGAAATTATCGCGATACGGGGGCTGTATTACCGTTTATTATCGGTGGTAAACCTGTTAGTCAAAACTACTTTGTCATCATGTCTATGAGCGAGGATAGCTTATTCACGGATGCATACGGTAAGACTCAATCTATTGAGGTTTCTCTAACTCTTGAGGAATATTCGGATAATAATACAGTAGAAGAAAAGTCCATGCTAAATCAATATGGTCAGAAGTTCAATAAAGTTAATACGATATTGAGGAGGTTCTAGCCATGTCAGCAACGTATGAAATTAAACCAGTAACTGACAATAGGATATCGCTAGCACCTGAAAGTGAAGTCGCTGAGATTTTGCAGAATGTGCAAACGATTATTTCTACTGTTCGTGGTAGCGTGCCACTAGATAGGGAGTTTGGTATTGATGGTCGCATTATTGATATGCCTATCCATCAGGCGCAAGCTCATCTATCTAACGACATATTCCAACAAATTAAACGGTATGAACCACGTGCCAAAATTAGTGATATATCATTTACCGCCACACAAAATGGGGCGTTGATTCCGAAAGTGATGGTGACTGTATGAGATTATCTGATTTACCTAATGTTGAGTTTTTTAACACAGATAAAGAACACGTTCAACAGAAGGTATTTGATATTTACACAACAATAACAGGGCGAACCTTGGGAGAGGGCGATCCTGTTACTTTGTTTTTAAATGTAATTTCGGAAATTATTATCCGATTATTGAACGATGCAAATTATGCAGCTAAACAAAATCTATTAGCCTATGCAGAAGGCGATAACTTGGACCATGTTGGAGCTGTTCCTGCTGCTGTTGAGCGATTAAAGGCAACGAAAGCGACTACAACAATTCAAGCAACATTGTCAGCAGTGCGCACGAACTCTGTCATTATTCCAAAGTGGACTAGAATATCAACTGGAAGTGGCGAATATTTTGCTACTGTTGAGGATTTGGTTATTCTACCAGGTCAACTTAATGGATCCGTAAAAGCAGAAGCACAAATTGCCGGGGCGCGAGGCAATGGGTTTAAGCCGGGCGATATAAGTACAATTATTGATCCTATAGCTTATGTGGATACGATGCGTAATATAACTCTATCTGAAGGTGGTTCTGATACAGAGGACGACGAATCGTATCGCGAACGTATTCATGAGGCTCCAGAATCGTTCTCTGTGGCAGGCCCTGAAGGGGCGTATGAGTATTTTACAAAGTCCGCGTCGCACCTTGTGGCAGATGTAGGCGTATCTTCTCCACGTCCAGGTGAGGTTAATATTTATCCCTTATTAGCAGGAGGAGGACTTCCTGGGCAAGAATTGCTCACGACTATTACGGATTATTTATCTGATAAGAAACGTAGGCCTCTGACTGATAAGCTAACTGTATTAGCACCTACTACTACGCAATATAACATCGACGCTAAGTATTACATTGAAAAAGGCGCCGATGCAACGGTGGTAAAAGCTAAGGCAGATAAAGCAGTTAATGACTATGTTATATGGCAAAAGTCAAAATTGGGCCGTGATATAGTACCCAGTCGATTGGTTCAAATGCTCATGGATGTATCCGGAATTAAACGCGTTGAAGTAACGGCACCTATATTTACCCCGATTGCAGAACAAAGCGGCGTGGCAGTAGCTAATACAATCGCCGTAGTATTCGCGGGAAGTGAGGAAGAATGATACGTGATAGCAAGTATACCAGTGCGGAATATCTTCCATCGTCAATCGATAAGGAGCCAATTAAAGCCCTTGCTAAAACGTGGGACGATACACTAGCCGAATTCATGAATACGAATACGCTACTATTGTGGTCATCTATTGATACTGAATCAGAAAGTGTAATTGATCATTTAGCGTATCAATTGCATGTGGATGACTATGATAGCGGACTGCCGATAGAAACTAAACGCGAGATGGTGAAGAATTCAATTGATATTCACCGTCACAAGGGTACACCGTATGCTGTTGAAAGGGCTGTACAGACCATATATTCTGATTCAAAAATCGAAGAATGGTTCGAATACGGCGGGAAGCCGTACTATTTTAAGGTTACGCTAATTACGGCCCCCTTAAAAGGCAAAGCAGATATAGATAGGCTTGTACGCGCTATTAATGCTGCTAAGAATGTACGGTCCTGGTTAGATGGCGTTGAATTTATTCGCAAAATAAAAGAAAATTCGTACTTCACAGGATGGTGCGAGGTATCTAAAAAAGTAAACATCAGATGCGATTTTACCAGAGCATGGCATATAAATTTAAATGCGCATATGACGTCTTATGCGATTGAGAATAAGAAAACAAAGATTAATGTAATACTTGATAACAGTATTAGATAGGAGGAATATATGGCGGAATGGTCAAATGCAATTATGACTGATGTCGGTAATGCCCTTCAAGCAAAAGTAAATGCAGGGCAAACTAAGTTAACTTTTACCAAAATAAAGGTAGGGAGCGGCGTTAACGCGACGAATCCGTTGGCACTAACAGATGTAATCTCCTCAAAATGGGAGACTACTAATATTATTGTTAAACGTGAGGGGAAGATAGTAAGTGTTGATACATTTATTACAAATAGTGGCATAACAGAAGCCTTTCGAATGTCGGAAATTGGGCTATTTGCTAAGGACCCCGATAAAGGCGAAATATTGTATGCCTATCTAACAGATCCGGAACCCGATAGAATGCCAGCGGAAGGCGGATCAGTTGTTGTGTCTCAAGAACTATCTATCGGGATGATGTTTAGTAATACAGGCAATGTATCACTTACAGTCAATATGGGGGCGCTAGTTAATCAGGAGCAACTTAACGAGCACAACTCCTCTATTTCATCCCATTCTCCTATTACTGACCAAATCAAAGCAATCCTCGGCAGTACTAACTGGAAAGATGTGCCGGCAAGCACGCTCGTCACAATTAAAAACCTGTTGGGGCAAGGTGCTATCGTGGCTTCTAAACTTGATGCTAATGCGGGGTTCGTTAAGTTTGCGAATGGTTTCACTATCCAGTGGGACGCGATAACTATGATTCTGATGAGAGGAGTCATTGGGTTACTTTCCCAATATCATTTAGTGAATGCTATT